GAAACACCAACCCTCAACTTAGAACAACAACAATCAAGACGTGGCTGGAGTGGTTTCCCGAAAGAGTATTCGGGAAGTTCAACTGGTCTGTTCCCTATACACACAAAGTAGAAGTGGGGGAGGTTGAATGTGAAGTTATCTTTCTGGCACTGGATCGGCCTGATGATGTGGACAAGCTTCTTTCTCTTGACCTTACAGGAGTGTGGATAAACGAGGCCAGAGAAGTAGCTAAAGCTGTAGTCGATGGCTGCACAATGCGGTGTGGCAGGTATCCTTCCATGAAAGATGGAGGGCCGACATGGTATGGCCTTATTGCTGATACAAACGCACCGAGCGATGACCACTGGTGGCCTATCATGGCAGGGGAATCTCCTGTCCCAGACTATATTCCCAGAGAAGAAGCCCTTATGTTGGCAAAGCCTAACGATTGGAGGTTCTTTACACAGCCCAGCGGCATGCTTGAAGTCATGGATGAGACAGGAAAAGAGATAACAGGCTACAGGATCAACAGTAAGTCGGAAAATGTGGACAACCTGCCAGCAGATTACTATGACAAGATCATTCTTGGGAAAACAAAGTCATGGATTGATGTCTATGTAATGAACAAGCTTGGGACTGTAGACGAAGGGAAGACAGTCTACCCAACTTACAACGACGATGTGCATGTTGCATCAGAATCAATCATCACAATAGACGGCCTACCGATATATGTCGGAATGGACTTTGGGCTTACACCGGCAGCGGTGTTCGGACAGAAGATGCCCAACGGAAGGTGGCTTATTCTGAGGGAGCTTGTGACTTACGATATGGGTACTGCCAGATTTGCGGATACCATAAGAAGCGAGATAGCGAGACACTTCCCCAGCTTTCCGTTAGACGCATTTAACTTCTACGGTGACCCAGCAGGTGACCAGAGAGCGCAGACTGACGAAACAACCCCCTTCCAGATACTGAGAACACACGGAATTGTAGCGCGGCCTACAAATACCAATGATCCTGTAGTCAGAATTGAGTCTGTTGAGGCTATGCTGAACAGAATGGTGGACGGACTGCCCGGATTTCTTCTTGATCCTAGCTGTAAAACACTCAGGCAGGGGTTCAGATCGGGCTACCAGTACAGGAGGTTGCAGGTTTCGGGCGAGGCAAGGTTTGAAGACAAGCCGTATAAGAATAAATTCTCTCATCCGCACGATGCCTTGCAGTATATGGCCCTTGGTGCAGGTGAAGGACGGGAAGTTTTGCACGGTACAAGGAAAATGCAGTCGTTTAACATAAAAGCGGAAGGTGGTTTTTGGCAAAGACAGAAGAAAAACAGGGAGTCGCAGGGGAGATATGGTATATAGGGTTCCGACCTGTCCCCAAGACTCTGCCTCTCCCTTGGAGATGGTTTATACATCCTAATTTTCAGCATGTTATGGCGTTTCGGTTTGATGTGACAGCAAATGGCTGGGTGTTCACGGAATGGTCTGGCACAAAGCTTTTTATAGAGGTGTGGCGCGGTAAGGATATGGACAATATCTTTGCATGGTTAAGGAAAGAGGGGGCGTTAGTTTCTTTTGAGGCTAGACATGACCCCCTAAAACTTATTAAACTGCGCATGCCCTTCTATTGTGTCTCTTGGGTGAAGCATCTGTTAGGGTTACGCAATTCCGCTGCTGTAACGCCGTATCAATTATTTTGTACGCTGCGTAAACGTGGTGGTGAGGTTATATACGACGCAGGAGAAAAGTAATGGGTGGTTTTTTTGGCTCACCAAGTATACCGGATCCAGAACCGGATCCAGAAGTCGAGAGATTGAGACGCGAAGAGGCGGCTAAGAATAAAAAGTTGAAAGAGAAGGCTGCTGAAAGAAAGAAGAAGCTGGCTATGGGAATGATAGGGCCGCGTTCTCTTTTGAGCAGCGGCGGGTATACAGGGTTCCCGAAAAGAGACGACTTAGGTGAGTCGGTGCCTGTCTAATGGGCGGCGATAGCGGATCATCCGACAGCGGTGGAGGTTTCGGCCCGCGGCAGGATTTCGACCCCGGTCTGGGGGTACCTTCCGAGGCAGTTATAGAATCAATTATGGCCGGTGCGCCTGATCCTTACACGGTTCAGTACGATACACAGTCTTCCGGTGCTGCCCCCACAAATGTAATAAGAGGAGGGAGTATTTTTACCCCCGGATTGTATGGGAGCTTCCCGACAGCAATACCTCAGGCACAGCCTGTCGGAAGAACGAGTACGATTGATAGATTCACAACGGCAAGCGCAAACGATCCGTGGAAAATGAGTGTCGGGTCAATGGCCGGTAATGCACTGGCGAATATTTTTCTGGGGGGTTTGCCGTTCCTTGGGCAACAATTAGCTGGGCAGGTCATGAGCGTTCTTGGGGGCAGGATGTCAACCGCATTGGGTGTCCCTAATATGCTGGAGCTTAGTGGTAGCCCCTTAAAGGGCGAGGTCATGGCAGGTTCTCCTATGTTTGATATAGAACCTAGAACTCTTTTTGACGACACAGACCCCAGAGAAGATTTAATGGAAGAGATAGCTGATCTAGAAGAGGAAGACCAAGGCAATCTTGATGAGGAAGAGAATATTGTTTCATCTGAAAAACAGATAATGGAAAGAATACAGAGAGCGAGACGGGATACTGTTTCTAGTTTGCTGCGTAAGGAAGGAACAAGGTAATGGAAAAAACAATGGAACAGATGAGAGCGTCCGAGGATCGGGCGTTGCAACTGAGGTCATTGTGGGAAGGGACTTGGGCTGAGTGTTATGACTACTCTATGCCGGGACACAACGGATTTACCAGAAGCTCCCCCGGTACACGCGGCGATGATTTGATATTTGATGAAACGGCTGTTGTCGGTGTGCAGGAATTTTCGTCCAGAATGATACAGGGGATTGTCCCTAACAATGTCAGGTGGGCTAGGCTTGAACCTGCTCCTGCTGCTGTTGCAGACATGGATGACCAACAGATTACGGAAGTCCAGATATTACTGGACGATGTGAACGAGTATATGTTTGAGGTTATTAACTCATCCAATTTTTCTCAGGAAACACACGAAGCGTTTCTTGATCTTGCAATCGGCACTGCAAGTATGACGATAGAAGAAGGGGATGCAATACAGCCTATAAAATTTAATGCTGTTCCGTTATCTCAGGTAGCCCTAGAGAGGGGGCCGTATGATAGCGTAGGGGCGCAGTACAGAAAAAGAAGTGTCAGGGCCGATTCGATACTGGCGATCTGGCCCAACGCTACTCTAAGCACTGAATTAACAAAGCTTGCTAGGGAAAAGCCGCATCAGGAAGTTTCTATAACGGAGACAACCTACAGGGATTGGACGCGGCCTGACGAGTATGTTTACTACTATTGTGTTTATACCAAAAAAGACGGCCATAAATTATTCAAGGAAACATATACAGGTGTAGGGTCTAATCCGTGGGTGACATTCAGATGGGCGAAAACCAGCGGAGAGGTTTACGGAAGAGGCCCGATATATAATTCTCTTGCTGCTATCAAGACTGCCAACCTGACAGTACAACTGATATTGGAGAACGCGGAACTTGCGCTGTCAGGTGTGTGGCAGGGTGATGATGACGGTGTTCTCAATCCGGCGAATGTCCGTCTGATCCCCGGAACAGTTATTCCAAGAAGCCCCGGAAGTCGCGGCCTTGAGCCGTTACAGTTCCCCGGTAGCTTCGATGTAAGCCAACTTGTGCTGTCAGAGATGAGGCATAATATTAACAAGGCGTTGTATAATGAAACTCTGGGAAGACGTGAAGGAACCCCCATATCCGCTACAGAAGTTGCGGAAAGAATGTCCGAGTTAAGCCGCATTCTGGGGGCGACTTACGGTAGACTTCAGTCAGAGTTTGTTTATCCTGTAGTACAGCGCGTTATTTACCTCCTCAAAAAACAGGGGCGCATTGATATACCTGTTGTGGATGGACGGGAGATCAGGATACGCGCCGTGTCTCCGATGATGAGGGCGCAGCGCAACGAGGATATTAACCAGCATATTAATTTTGCACAGGTAACGGGGCAGTTATTCGGTCCACAGATGGTGCAGACGATTATAAACCCCACAAAGTTTGCCGAAAAAATTGCTGGATGGTATGAAATAGACGGAGAATTATTACGTACTGAAGATGAGCAAGCCCAGCTAGCGCAACAAACCGGTGAACAAATGGCGGCACAGGGAGCGACAGGTGCAGATATGGCAACGCAACTGAAAGAGTTTCTACCATGATGAAGCCTCGGCGTGGAACAGGCGAAGCAGAAAAAAAACTTAACAAAATGTATGCAGATGCTTTTAAGCGTGGCTCTGGTAAAGCCGTGCTTAACCATTTAAAACAAATATCCATATTTAGTGTGGCAGGTGCAGGGATAGATCCCAATTCTCTTCTGCACCTTGAGGGGCAACGATATATTGTTGCTGAAATTGAACGGCGTATTGAACTAGGAAAGGTTATAGCAAATGTCGGCTGATGATGAAGGTACAGGTGGCGCACCAGCAGCGGCACCAGAATCGTTAATAGATGCACAACCGGAAGAAGAGAGTACGATAGCAGGTCGCCCTGAGTATATACCGGAAAAATACTGGGACGATATAACAGGGCGAGCGCGTGTGGAGGATCTGGGCAAGGGCTATATAGAGCTTGCGTCTAAGCTTGGGCAGAGAGACGACAAGATGAAGGAGGAGATGTCCACACAAATAAAGGCAGAAATGAGGGAGGGTGTTCCGGGTACAGCGGAAGAATACATTTACACTCCATCGGAAGGTATTGTACCGGAAGGGATGGCATTTAATCTGGACAAGGAGAATGAGCAGTACGTGGAGTTCGGCAAAACAGCACACAATCTGGGCCTCAACCAAGAGCAGTTTAATTCTGTAATGGATTTATATGTACGCAATGAAATGGCTTATATGCCTGACAAGAAAGCCGAGTTGACTAAGCTGGGAGATAACGGACAGGCAAGGATAGAGCGCATTGATTTGTGGGCCAAAGCAAATTTAACCGAGCAGTCATATAATTCTGTTGTCAAGCAAGCGACAAGCGGAGAGTTTATTATTGCTATGGAAGAACTAATACGGAAAACAGGTTCATCCGATCTTGAGGGTCAGGGTGACATGCAGAAGCAAGGGCCACTGGACAGAGGGGAACTTGAGCAAATGATGCGTGATCCGAAATACCGTGACCCACGACACAGGGATGATGCGTTTGTACGCAGGGTAGAAGAGGGGTTTAAAGCTCTGAGACACTAAATCGGCTGGACATTTTATTTTACATATCCTATGTTTGCGTACTACCCCGGCCAGAAGTGTAGTAAAAACGGCCCTATTTGGACACCCGTAGTTCTTATCTGACGATTCCCGGTTAATATTTCATTAACAAACGGAGGTCGTTATGGCTTTTCCTGACATAGATGATTCATTTGTTAAGCAATTTGAATCGGAAGCGCATATGGAATACCAACAGATGGGATCCAAACTGCGCAACACCATTCGTACCAAAGCTGGTATTACTGGTGAATCTACTACTTTCCAAATTATTGGAAACGTGGATGTTGGAACCAAATCCCGTGAGGGTAAAGTTCCCCGTTCACACCCATCTCATGCACCAATCGAAGTGACGTTACAGGATCGTTATGCTTCTGTACTGATCGACGATCTGGATGAGTTGAAAATCCAGCACGATGAGCGTGGTGTCCAAGCTAAAAACATTGCAGCCGCAATGGGTAAGGATACCGATAGCATCATTACAACTGCTTTCGATGCTTCTGCTAACTCTAACAACGTTAGTTCGGCAGAGACATTTAGCGCGGTTGCAACGCCAATAGGCATGATGGAAGATTTCGGTAACGCTTCCATACCGTTCGACGGCGAGCTTTACGCTGTTGTGTGCTGGGAAGCATGGGGCGACTTGATGGACTTAGATGAGTTCTCAAACGCTGACTATGTTCAATCTGAAAACCTGTGGTTTGAAGGCGTAACGGCTAAGACTTGGCTGGGCTTCAAATGGTTCCCACATGAAAACCTGCCGGTAGACGGCAGCAGCGATGCGAAGAATTTCTTCTACCATCGTTCTTCATGTGGTCATGCCATCGGAGCCGATTATTCGCAGCGGATAGATTATCTCGCTGAGTATGATTCCAATCAAGTAATGGCTAAGATGTCACACGGTGCTGGTCTTATAGACGACACCGCTTGCATCGAACGCGTTTATAACTCGGCATAAAGGAGGCTAATATGGCTTATGGTGCTTCAGGACTAACCCGTCTCTCTTCAGGAGGTGGGGGAAACTTGTGGTTGTATCGTTCACTCGATGCTTCTACTGCCGCTGATGCGGCTGGGTATTTTAATAGCGCCGTCGCTTTCCTTAATATTGGCGATGTTATTTTATACCAACAGGTAGGTGGAACAGTTGCTCTGCCTACATCAATCACCGCTACTGGCTTTCTTGTTGTAAATGCTAATAGTGGAACCGTAGTGGATACGACCGATATCACGTCAGTCCAAGCGTCTGACAGCGATTAATCCACGCCGACCAAGGGGGCTGTATTTATTTATAGCTGAAGAGTGCAGCCTCCTTACCTCGGAGAGAAATAAATGGCAGTAGCCACAACCGATGTAGCTGTTGCGTCAATGGCTTTAGTACTGATAGGGGATACCCCTATTTCTGCGTTTGACGGAAGTACGACAGGCGCAATAGTAGCCGAAAATATCTACGATACGATTATAGCTGATCTTCTTACGCAGCATCCTTGGCGGTTTTCTGTAAGGCAATCTGATTTATCCCACCTAGAAGCAACACCAGAAGCTTTGTTTACGGATGCTTGGCAAATCCCTACTGACGCTCTGCTTGTAAGGAGGGTTATTGTCGCGGGGTCTGATATTACTTATGAAATATATGGGGATAAGATATTCGCTAATCTGGACGAAACGAATACTCTAACAGCTAATTATATCTTCAGATCGTTAGAGCAGGATTGGCCTCCTTACTTTCTTTTTGCAGCACAACTACAGTTGGCTGCTATGTTTTCCATGTCTGTCGCAGGGAAGCCTGATATGTCACAGGATTTTGAAACCAAGGCTGACTTTGCTTTAAGAAAAGCTAGAGCTATCGATAGCCAATCCGATACAACCCACAATATAGCAACGACACGCTTCATAGATATGAGGAGGTAGTATGCCTCTTCAAGCCCGGACATACCAAACGAACTTTTCGGCAGGTCAGGTAGACCCCAGAATGCTGGGTCGGGAAGATATAAATGTCTTTTCCAACGCTGGATCCGATCTTACAAATAGTTCGCCTTTGGTGCAGGGAGGTATAAGAAGACGACCCGGTACTGTGTATCTTGCTACCCTCACAGGGGAAACAAGGATGGAAAGGTTTCGGTTTAACGAAACACAACTGTATCTTTTTGCTTTCTCCAATACCGAATTAAAAATATTTAATGCTGCCGGTACACTGCTACAGACATTGACAGGACAGCCTTGGACAGCAACGACGATGTGGGAAATGCGTATGACCACATCAGGTGACACGACAATTATCACCCATGAAGATTGGGGGATGCGGTCATTATTAAGAACAGGCGCAAGCACCTTCACGATTTCTCTTTTTGTCTTTGATGCACACAGCAGCGGTTACCCCCGGTATGTTCCCTTTTATAAGTTTGCCCTTGGTACAATAACTTTAACACCCAGTGCGACTACAGGTGTCGGTATAACTCTCACTACTTCTTCAGCCTACTGGACATCCGATCATGTAGGTTCCATTGTCAGGTACGCAGGGAAAGAAGTCGATGTAACGGCTTTTACTAATGATACTGTGGTTGTCGGTACTGTAAGAGAAACACTTGCTGCGACTACGGCAGACACGGATTGGGATGAAAGTGTCTTTTCTGCGGCAAAGGGGTATGCGCGTTCTGTTGTATTCCACAGCAGGAGATTGTGGTTTGGTGGGTCAAGGGACTTACCAAACTTCCTGTTCGGCTCTCAGGCTAACCAGTTCTTTAATTTTAGCGTAGGTACAGGACTTGATGCCGAAAGCATCCAAGGGTCTATCGGGACTGATGATGTAAACAATATCATGCACCTGCACTCAGGTCGCCACTTGCAGATATTTACCGATGCTGCCGTTATGTATCTCAGAGAGTCTCTGACACAGGTTGTTACACCGTCAGCTTTTGAACCCAGATTTACAACTCCTTATGGCTCAGGAAATGCCACGCCGGTCAGGCTTGATGGAGCTACCTTGTTCGTACAGGACACAAAGAAGGTGGTTCGGGAGCTTATATTTAATGATTTGCAGGATTCCTATACGGCTGATCCTATAAGTCTGGTATCCAACGATATGATAACAGGCGCGTTGCAGCTTTCCGTATTCTACGGCAACACATCCGGGCCTGAGCAATGGTGCAACGTTGTTAACGAAGACGGCACTATGGCAATTTATCATTCCGTAAGATCGGAAAAGATCAACTCATGGTATCCTTGGACAACGGACGGAGAGTTTGAAAGTATCACACAGTTAAATGGTATTATGTATGTGTCTGCCAAGCGCAGTATACCGCAGCAAGCAACGTGTACGATTACCGTTACGGATGCAGCCAATATAGCAGTCGGAAGTACCATTACAATTACTGACAATGCTGGCGTATCAACAACTATGACAGCTACTAATTCTGATCCTGCCGTAGCTTTGGAATTTTCAGTTGGTGGTTCAAGGACAAACAATGACGTAGCAGATAATATTGCTGTAGGTTCTGGTGGGGTTCTTGGTATTAATAATTTATCTGACTACACTGCTCCCAACCCAGCAGCTAATGTTATTACGGTAACACGGGTTACACCGGGGGCGAGTAATCTTACAGTGGCAACATCAGACAGCACACGGCTTACTGTTACTGATTTTACAGGGGGTGCAACGGATGCTTACTATCTTGAAAAGTTTGATTTTGACACCACAATAGATTCAGCAAAAACATTGTCGCTTGTATCGGGTACCACGTGGGAAGGGTTGGCTCATCTCGTATCAGGAGGATTCGGATATTCCGGTTCTGTTGTCGAGGGAACACTTTTCCACGGAAACTTTACTGTTAACAGTAGTGGGCGTGTAACACTGGATGAAGCTCCGGGGTCTGCTCCTATGGGTGGGTTGGATTACACAAGGACTATCAAGGATATGCCGCCTGTTGTGGCAGGGCCGACAGGTAGCACTATGGGTGTCAGGAAAAGAATAGGGTCTGTAGTCTTGCGTGTGTTTGAAACTGTTAATTTCTCGGTAGAAGGGCAGGAGTTTCTTATCAGGCAGGTTACCAGTGATCTGGAGGATACGCCTACACCGGAAACACAGACGTATGAGTTCCATCTAACAGGGTGGACACGTGACGGGCAGGTGACTATTACTCAAACCGCACCTTTACCGTTTACACTATTAAGTATGTGGAAGGAACTGTTAGTATGAGTTGGGAGATAGCCCTGATTGTATCTTCAGTTGTATCTGCTGGCGCGCAGGTGGCACAGGGTATATCGGAATCACAAGCCGGTGTGCGAAAAGCTAAGATAGCACGGGGCCAAGCGTTGCAAAATGCTGATTTGGCAAGGTTATCGGCTATCACAGATGAAAGAAGAAGACGGGAAGAATTTGCTATTTGGGATAATTACGAACTTGCCAACTCATTTTACGATGGCCCAAGCTGGATGGCTAAAAGAGAGTTCGGGAGTGAGGAGCTTGAGACGGATACTGAATTGTTACAGTTGAGGGGTAGAACGGAGCAAAGCAGATGGCTCGCTACCGCAGAGGCAAAAAAAGTGGAAGCCAAAGCCGCTGAACAATCAAAATGGTTTAGTATTATTGGCGCAGGAGGAACGGTATTCAAAGGTGCATATATGGCTGAGCATTACAAACCCAGCGAAAACGGTCTTCTAAGTACGTGGTTTGATGATTGATATGGCAAGAAACCGTAATTTCCTAAGTCAAGTAAAAGTACCCAATATGGGGATAAGTGATCTCAGCGGATACTCAAGGGCTGCTGGGTTTGCAGGTAGGTCATTCCAAGGCGTTATACGAACAGCCGATATGGTCAGCAAGCTGGCAGTACCGGAGCTTGAAAAACAGGCACTGAAGAGTTCTGGGGAAGAAGCCGAACAGACAAAACTGGTGCGTGACAGTAACGATCATCTGGTGATGCCTGATTTTGCTTCGCAAGGGCGCGATGACAACAGCGTTTGGTCTACGAACTACAGAAAAACAGTTATAGCAAAGTACAAGATCCGCACAGTACAGGATATCACAGCAAATCTTAACCGATTTGCTCTTGAGGCTTGGGAACCAACAGCAGAGGGCGACCCGACTAAACCTAATCTTGAGCAATACAAGACTGTCAGCCGCCATTATATAGAAGAGGCCGTAGCACAAGCACATCCGTCTATACGGGGCGAAGTTCTTGCCTTGGCAAACTCCCGGTTTAACGAACACTCTCAATTTTTGGGTCGTAACATTAACCGGATAGCAAATGCAGAAGCAGTGCAGGGCTTAAAATTGTCCGAAGCTAGTGCCGCCACTAAAGTATACAATGCTATGGCTACATACCAGAATATCCAAGACCCTATCGTACAGGAAGCAATCGCTGAATATTACGACACTACTGAGTTAGGCACAGATTTACATGGTCGGGTAAGCGTAAGAAGGAAACAGAACGCTCTGATCGAAAAACTAATGCCTATGCAACTGTTACATGATTTTAATAAATTAAAACCAACTATCGGCAGTGACGGTATACCAAAAGTTACATTAGAGGAAGTGCAACGGAATTTTATAGATGATTTCAGGAACCACAGGTTAGATAAAAAGAAAGGGTATGAGTATTTAAAAACCCTCAAGCCAAGTGCGCGCATAAGTCTTATAAGGGGTTTTGAAGAAGCGGCAGTATTCAGCAGACAGTCCGAAACTCTGATTTACAACAAGCACGAATCTCTACTCAGGATGGAAATGTGGACAGACGATATTGCCGCTTTGCCAGAAAGAGAAAAGGAGCTTGTTTCAGACCTCATAAAATCTTCTAGAGTAGACGGCTTTCTGCCATCAGAGGTTGTTAGGATATCAAACCTGATAAACTCACTAACCGGGAAAACCCAATCAAGGTATAACTGGGATACGGCTCGCGCAAATGAGGTGGACACAGAGAACGCTGCTGAAGCTTTTCTCAGGGCGCAAATCCCTCTTTTGAAAACCCACGGCAGAGCGGCTGAAAGATCGTTTGCTAATCTAATAAACCAAAAGATGCTAAACATGAATAAGAAAGGGCATGAGACAACTTATACGAGTATCTTGAAATTTTATCGGGGGGTGGGTGCTGCTTATAACAATATAGCTTCGGCAAAAACCGATATAGAGAGGTCGAAGCGGCAACAAAACTATATGTCTCTATTTTGGAAAACCATGCCCAAAGATAAAAGAAAGAGACTGAAGGGAAAATATGACGATTACATGAGAAAAGAGGGCTACCTAAACAAGAACGGGCAATTAACACCAGAGGGCCGCCAACATTCAATGGGCGAGTTTGAGTATATACTAAGACTTGAAACTGACAAACGTCAAGAGAGCGACAGAGCTTACCAAGATGCTGTAAGGGGGCTTTCGGAGAAAAAGAGAATAGGCAAGGAGTGGAACGACAAAGAAGCTATAGAACTCGCATTGTCTAATCTTGATATTTATTACGGAAAGGATAACGCTAAAGTATTGTCAGAGATGATGAACAAGGCAATGCGTGAAATAATAAACGAGAGTGGGGCGGGGTATAAGAGATACGGAACTATGGGGAATTTGCGTGCAGATTTTCTTAATAAAATAAAAGAACAGGGTATCGCTAATAACAGAATAACATCCGACCAGCTTTTGAAAGAAATGCAAGGTAGGCTTTTAAACGCTTTCACAACTATAGAGGGGTCAGAAGAAGCCGGGAAAACTGCTACTGATGCGTATATGGAAAGTGTCTTGGCACTAACTAAAGCAAACGACCCTTCTGCAACCAGAAAAATATATGCAGACAGGTTGATCACCTTGAATAAAGAAGTGGCAAAAGTGAATAAGTGGAACGAAAATGTAGGCCCGTTGGTGAGGGCATGGAAAACCTCTAACTCCAAGACAGAAGTGCCAAGACCTGTGAAACCCTCTGCCGGTGCAGGGCCGCATGTATCCGCTGCTATCCGACATCTGAAAGAACAAAACCCGGAGCTAAGGTTATCCACACCAGATGAACTTGCGTCAGCCGGTATATACGGAGCTATGGGTATTCCACAAGAACAGATCGATATCCTGATGGGTGTATTCGACAATCAGGGGGAAGAGGGGGAAAACAGGTTCCATGATGCAATGGCATTGTTTAATGCTTTGACTCACAGGCATCTGGATCAACAGACGGTAAAGCATTTACGTGCGCAGCTTCCTGATGGGCTGTTTCAAAAGCTTAAACAGATACAGAAGCTTGGAGGCGCAGCGGAAACTATAGCTCTGAGCGCGCCTATGATGGCTGAATCCCGTGCTATTCTGTCAAAGACGGTTCGACCCTCCACATTGTCTTATATCTCGTTACCGGGGATTGAACTCAAGGGACAAACCAAGGGGCAGCAGACAAAGATCGCTAACGAAGCTCTGCAAAAAATATGGGAAGATCATATGGGGCCGCTTGTCGAAGGGGAAAACCCCGGCTGGGTTGAGTGGATTAAAACTATTGCCCCTCTCCATCAGATCCCCAACGCGTTGATGCTTCGTCGTATGGAGCCAAGACTAAGCGAGCAAACGGCACCCGTGTTTAAGTCTAACGCCCCCGGCCCTTTCAAGGACGCTGTTTTCTTACGCGCCAAAGCTTTGGTCGGATCAGGTATTTATACCAATGAGGACGAAACTGTCCTTTGGGCAGAGGCCTTTCAAGATGCAGCCGCCGCGTTAATGAAAGGTAATAACAAGGGGTCTTGGGGGTGGACATCTATTTCCGGGGCGAAACCCGGAAGCAAAATGGCAACGCATCATTTGGTATTAAACCCGATAGAAGATTGGTATAGGGTGTATTACCGGGGTCAAGAAAATCCGTATGAAAATGAGTGGGGTGAAGATCCAAACGGAATAAACTGGGTAGAGAACCATGTACTTGAAGTTATAAAAAAGAAAGGGAAGTTTGATAAGAACCAAAAACTAAGTGCGCTAAATTTTAGAGAAGGGTTCGGGGAATACAAGGATCAAACATTATCTTTGTCTTTCCATAGTTGGAACAAAAAAACAAACAAACCTATTTATGAGGTTCATGTTCTCCGGGGTGAACAGAAGTCAGAGAACAGGTACATTACTCAAATTTTAGATAATGTTGATGGAGGCCGGTTGTTAATAGACCTTTCTGCTGAACACGCCCTTCGTCAGGAAGAGCATAGAAATGAAGACCTGTTGAAATGGCTGGCTAGCAAGGTAGACCTGTTCGATGATAGAGCTATGGTGGAAAGAGATAAAATTGAAAGGCAACGTATCCTGCGTGGCGAAACAAGAATGCCGATGTTGCCAAGGGGCCAGAGGGACAGGGAGAATTTGACGACACAGACCCCAGAGAAGATTTAATGGATTGGATACTAACTAATGGTTGATAGTTACTTAGAAGAGATAACCAATTTCCGGGGGGTGAAGGACAGCCACCAAAGATCGTATGGTCTTATAGAGCCTGATCAGGGTTTTGTGGAATTGATGGTGGATTCTTTTGAGGTAGACACCTTTGCAGGTCAACTGTCTAAAAGCTTACAGCTTAGGTTCGAGCATGATTCTTGGGGAGACAATGTTGAAGGCTACAACCCCTTCTTAAACGGTGATATTACTGGCTACGAACACGTGGCAGATATATTTCTTAGATCCACAAGCCCATCAGAAACAGAGATGATAAAAGACCTGTATGATCATAATAACAGGTTGCGTAATAATTTGGATAACCACGGTTTTGCTCGGTTTATGGGTAATTTGATAGACCCGATAAACCTTATACCCATACCAATAGCTAAGGGGATGGGGTTTATACGTGGGGCCAAGTACGGAGGCGCATCAGTTGGTGGAGTAATGGGTGTTGCAGAAAGTGCAAGAGCATCTATGGATCCGACAAACCCTTGGTACGAGCCTTACCTTGCTATTGGCGGTGGTGCTATATTCGGTGCTGCTATTGGCGGTGGTGTAGGTGCATTAAGAAGTCCGTTGAATGTACACCTAGCAGGAGAAAAGTATTTTGAGTTCTGGGATATGGCTGATGCCAGAACGAGAGTAGCCGACAGAGGAGAGATCGATGTCGGTAGTATAAAGCCGTTTGTAGATCGAAAAGGGAACGAAGGAATCGTTTCCCACCTTAAAAAGCTAATTGAAAAAAGCTCACAGGAAAGCAACGCAGAGTATAATAAGCGCATAGAGATCCTTGCAAAGGATGCAGATCAATATGAGGACGTTATGGCTGCGTCCAAGCTGCAAGATCCTCTGCAATTCGCTTCTGCATTCGGTATAGAGAAACAAAGACACGCGCAACATCCGTTCTTTATGCTGGTGAATACAAAATTCAAAGGTGATTTTGGTAACAGGTTACGCTCGATAGCTTTCCAGATAGCCGGGACTCCCGGTATGCACGTGAAGGCATCTATGGCAGGTGCGCAAGGTATCCCACACGGTGTTGTAAACAAAGCGCAGTTGCATAATAAGAAATTCGTAGATGCCAGAAAGGAACTATACAACGCATACCGGCGCAGCCAAGGTATGAAACAAAAAGAAGAACTGACACCGGGACAACAGGTATGGGAATCCGCTTGGGAAGTAGCCAGTTTTAAATACAAGGCTCTCCCTGAGTATATGAAGAAAGTAAACAGTGCCTACCTTACATGGAAGTATGCAGGTGCCAAGCATTCAGACCCTTATATAAATGATGGCGTTGAAGCTATGGCTAAATACTACGATGCTTTTGCTGAATTAGGAGTTAAAGCAGAGGTGTTCGGTGTAAGAAGACTGAGGAAAGATTTAACAAACTACAGCAGAAGGATAGGACAATCTCAAGATTGGCTTCGTAAATGGTTAGATGGAGATCCCACTTCCAAGAACCCAGATTGGCGATTAGGACAGAAGGGTTGGTTGGATATAAACGAAGGAAACCTAACAGCTAAGATGAACAAGCTGGAGAAGTTGCTGCTAAAAGGCAAAAAACAAGACGGACTGTCAAAAGCGGAAGGTGCATTAGGAGAAAAATTAACTAAAGAAATTAAAGAGTTAGGAGAAAAAGTTAAGAAGGGCAGAGATGAAGTTGCGCAGGTATACTCTTATCTGGCAGACCCGGAATCATTTTATAAATCTGTGAACACCCCTCAGTCTGGGTTTCTGCCCCAACACAGATTCTCAGGAGCGGCGTTACCGGCACTTGGTAAGGTACTGTTAAGACACAAGCAGATGGCAGGTACACGGAACCGTCTTATTGAGTGGGGTGCGTTTGACCCTGCGACAGGTAAGTTCAAAGACAATGTTAAGTTACCCAATGCTGACAAATGGGCGAGAGCGCACATGCCCAGAAAGTGGCAGCATGAGCCAGTAACTCAACACAGAGAAGAACTGGAATCCATAATACACGATTGGTATATACATGAGAGCGGCGAGTTCAACCCTGACCAACTGTTAAGGATAAGAAAAAGCGAAGCCGAAACTGTAGACAGGATTCTGAAAATACACAAACCAGAGCTAATGAAACGAGCGATACAGGATGCTATCGACAAGTCTGGTCTGCATGTCTCTGAAGCTTACAAAGCAAAGATGAATAAACAGATCGATGAGTTGTTCAGCAAAAAACTCACCGCAAAATACACGCCACAAATGCAAGCTCAGGAAATGAAAATCCTGCTCAGCAGTGTTATGAAAGATGTTCCTTTCAACGATGCTGTAAAAGCTGCGGTGGCTAAGGATATGAAAGTAATAGAAGATATGGCGGCAGTAGGCCAACCGGAAGGGTTCGGTGCGTCTACTTCCAGCTTGGAACGCAGACTTAAAATCCCATCTGCGCTTCTTATAAAGGCAG